CCAGGACGTATCGAATCGAGTTAGGACCGGCCATCATCTACCCCGTTTTGCGCGCTCTGGTGGCGGCTGATTTTTTCCGGCGTCTTCGGCTCGTTTGAGCTTGAGGTATCGCCCTCTCTCGCTCCGTAGGATAGCGTCAAGCTCCGTAAACCAGACAGTCTGGTCCATCCACCCGCCAGCGACCGGAAGCGGCCCGTGATCATCCTGCCCACCGTAAGCGGACCAAACGGAGATCGCGAAGGCGTGCTCTTCCGTGACCTGTCCGGCTGGGCATCGGTGCAGGTCCCACGTTTCCGAGGTCCACCCCCCGGAAATTGGATCCGGGAAGACGGGGTTTGTCGCTCTTTGCTCGCATCCCCAGATCCTCCTCGCGTGGTTGTCGGCTCGCTTGTCGTGCCTTCCGGGCTGGCAGGTACAGCGGTACTGGCCAGTCGCAAGCCGGAAGGCAATGATCAGTTTCCCGCTTCTGTCTCCGCGATGTGCGACCGCCTGACCACCTCGAACAGGAGGACGGCGACGGCGTTCGGGTGCATCCGCTCGATGTCCGTTTTCGGCAGGCCAGCAGTCACAAAATCGGCGAGTGCGTCGTACTGTCCCTCGGCATTCTCGCTTCGGAACATCGCCATGAGCTTCGCGTACTTGCGACCCGTGGCGGTGGTGATCACGATTGGACCGCCGTCGACCACCTCGAAATCAGCGCGGCCCTTCTTGATGATCGAGACGGCGAATGTGCTTTCAGGTTCAAGGAACATTCCAGACATTTTCCGTCTCCTTACGATTGGGTCAGGGTGAGAGCGGCAGAGGCCGAGGAAGTGTCAAACTCGCCGGAGATCGAGACGTAGCCGATTCCTTCAACATCTTCGGTCGTCGGCTGCTCGATGAGGTGCATGGTTCCAGTCCAGGTGAGGACGTTTCCAGCGGCTCCAGCGGACATTTGCAAGGTGATCGCGAGGCGGTCGCCGGTCGCGTCGTTGCGGAAGGCACCGCGCCAATCGAAAGAGCCGTCCTCCAGCACAGAGGCCATGAATTTTAGGCTCTGCGCAGTGATCACGTTGCGCCCGAATCCGCTCGCGTGCGTGGCGTCTGGAATTGGCGTCACGGTATTTTCGATCGAGATCGAAGCCGAATCGACAGATCCAGTGTACGAGCCGATCGTGCAGGTCATGCCAAGGAACGGATGGCCGAGCCCTGCGGAAGGGTGCGCCGCCGCGACGAACGCGGATTGCGCGGCCTGGGAATACCGTCCCGTGCCTTCGATGTCACATTTCCAGGCTTCTCCCTTTTTAGCAGAAAATGTCATCTTGGAAATGCGAGTTCCTGACGCCGTGCGCTCGTATGCGCCGTCGCGATGCTTGATCGTGACGGAGGTTCCGAGCACGTTGGAGGACGCGGACTCCGCTCCGAAAGTGGCAACGTCGGTGGTGACGGATGCACCAGCGGCGGCGAGCAGAGCGTACCAATCGGGCGCGGTGCCGTCGGTGCCGCTGGGCCTGGGCTCGAACTGGCCGGTGAACTTGCCGATTGCTGTCCCTCCGACACCCTGGAGTGGTGCGAACGTGGCACGACGAGGGCGGCGAGCGTTGTACCCATCCTCGGGGACAATCTTTCCCTCAGCCCACGAAGTTGTGAACTGCGCCGCGACGAGAGTTTCGGCGGTCAGCTCGGTGACTTCGGCCTTGTAGCCAATCTGCTGAAATTGCGTGACGACCATTTAGCGGCTCCCGTAGGTGGAGGAAAATTTGAAAGTGAAGTCGGCTGTGACGGCCTCCATCGACTGGCCGGTGCCGAGATCGATACAGGAGGGAGTCGATGCGTATTCTGTGACGAAAAGCGCTTGGCCTGTAAAGTCTGCGATGATCGCTGTGCCCATGACGTGATCCATGACGAGAGCGCCGATTGCGGCCCGCAGGTCAGCGCCAAGTTCGATCCGCGACTGTTCGGATGCCAGGGTGGTAGATGTGCCGGTGAATGGTCTTGCAACGGTCACGGAGATGACCGGCTGGACAAGCACCGCGCCGCCAAGTTGGGACCCGTTGAATTCGCCCTTTTCCTCGCGGTAGTGGACAAATACGACGGAGCCTGTCAGGCCGTAAGTCCCGGACGAATCCGGCAGGCCGTAGACGACGGAGAAACCGGTAAACGTGGACGCCATCTTTGTGCCGATGGCCGCAATCAGAGACCCGACTTTGGTTGCCATCTATGGCCTCCGCAGAAGCTGGAAAAGGTCGGGATACCGCTTGCGCAGGAGCGTCTTCCACCGGCCCTGAACGGACCGGATCGACTTCCACCATGCGCGAGTCCCTGCCGAGATAGTGCCTTTGCGGCCAGCTTCCGCAGCGCGGTACCCGCCGGTGAGCTCAACGTACCCGTTGCCCTCCGGCGTGATCCCGGCGACAACGCGACCGCTTCCACCATTGCGCGGGTTTTCGCCCTGCACGATGACGCGCCCTAGGGTAGATCGAGGATGCGACGCCGCGAGGTCTGCGGCAATCTCGCGCATTTCGCCTGTGCGGGAAACGAACTTTCCCTTGATGAAAAGTTTGCGCATCTCCACGATGTCCACAAACTGTCCGCGAGCGTTGCGCGAGTAGGTTCCATCCTCGCGACGGTGTGTGCGGATGACCGGGCCGTGTGTGGCGCCTGGGGGAGCGGTGTAGTTGAGGCGACCGCTTGACCCGGTGCGCTGTACCGCGAAGTTCTGTCCCGTGACGTACCGTTGGCCAACCACCACGCCTACCTGCTGGAGGAGCGCAGAATTGACGTGTGCGAGCACGGCAGGGGTGCGCGAGTGGGCGTTGCGCACGGTCTGCGCGAGGGTGTTCAGAGACGCCCCCACCGCTCGCCATTGTACGCTTCCGCCCTGCGCCATCTTAGACCTCGACCCCGTTGTCGATGGCCAGCTTGATCAAGTTATCAATGGTGATCCGAGGCGGTACCTTGACGCCTTTTTCCTTGAGCTTGGCGCGGATGTCTTCGGCGTCGGGGCCTTCGGCATCCTCGTCACCAGCGTCACCAGCAGGGGCCTCCACGGGGTCCACGTCCTCGACAGCGGGAGCGGAGGCGGGAAGATTCCCCTTCCACTTCTTCTGCTTGAGCACGCCAGTCATGCCAAGCGCGGTGATGCATGCGACATCATGGCCGGTGGAATCGTTGGTTTCGCGGATGAGGTCACGCGCCAACGTGGAGACGTCGCCCTTCTCGCCTGCGGAGAGGGAGATCGAGCCGTCCGACTTTTCGATGACAAGAACTGCCAGCTTTTTGATACTCATGCTCGATCTCCTAGAAGAGAGAGGCGCGGTATTGTCCCGCGCCAAGGTTTGGACCGATTAGGCCGACTTGATGATGGTCAGCGCGGCGGTCTGGCCGCGAGAGATGCCGAACCCGACAAATCCGCCGATGCGGTAATTGCCGTCATTACCATCCCAGATCTTGGTGGTGATGGTGATGCCGGTGATGGGGTCGGTGTACGATCCCATAGCGGCGTACGTGGGGACTTCGGCAGACTCCATCGAAGGACGGAAGCCGACGGCGAAAGCCTCGCGCCCCGCAACCCATCCACTCAGATTGGCGACGTCACCAGATGCGACGATCGCGCTTGCCTTGTGGATGGCAAATCCATGCACCTCGGTGACCTTGTTGCGCTTGATCACGCTGTCGTCACCGAACGCGTAAGCCGCCTGGATCGCGTTGTCCTTGGAGAGAGCTCCGACGTAGGTCGGCAAAAGGACGGCCATTCTCCCCATCTCAGACACGTTGGCCGAATCGAGGCCGGTGGCCAGATCAGCCACGTCGTCGGCATCAAAGTTCGCCGCTGTGCTGGTGAGTGCCGCGTTGGTGTATGCGGCGGCGGTGACCAGCGCATTCTGCATCGCGAACATCTTCTTGGCGATGCCAGCGCCAATTTTCGGCAGAAGCCCATTGATGACATCCATGGGGGTCTGGATGAATGCCAGCTTGTTGATCTTCCGAATGGAATAGATCTCAGTCAACACCACAGAGATTCCCGTGTTGTTGGTGCCATCTTCCGTGTACGATCCAGTTGCCTGGGTAAACTCCCGTCCATCCACATCGTCAAAAATGTTGACCGTGGTGGTTTTGGCGGAAGCATCAGTTTCCACCTTGATTGCGGAGTCCAGGACGGGGCCAATCGAGGCCACCAGAGACGGAAAAACGCCGCGAGAAATTGCGGTCATATTGAGGTCAAGAGCCATGATATCACTTCCCTTCCAGGATCAAGTTTTTGTGCTTCGCGTAGTACTCGCCAGCGGCAGTGAAGTCGCCGGAAGCGCGGAGAGCGTCCCACTTTGCCGAGTGGGTCGAGAACGCCTCCACGTTTTCCTCGACATGGGGCAGAGCCTCGGGCGCGGACGCCTTGAGATTCTGGGCGGCAAATTCTTGGGCGCCTTCGATCTTCGCGGCGGCGACGGCCTCGGCGAGAGCGACGACGTGCGCGGCCTGGGTGGACTCCAGCGCGGCGGCAAGTTCGGTGGCGCGAGCCTCGGCGGAAGCGATGCGCGCTTCGGCGTTGACAAGCTTTGCGGACGCATCACCGAGGGCGGCAACCGCCTCGTCAAGCTGCGCCGTCACTGCGGAAGTATCGACGGTGAATCGAGCCATCAGCGTGTCGAGAAGCGACTGCTTTGGCTTTGCGGTTTCTTCGCTCATGGTGTACAGCCCTTTCGGTGTGTTTTTAAATTGCATTGTTGCTGGGATTTGAGCGTATGCCGTCGACTTCCCCGTGATCGCATGAGCGAACCCGATGGCGACGGCCTGTTCTGGGGTGAACCACGTCTCTTCGTCCATCAGCTGTTGAGCTTCTTCGCGGGTGATTCTTCCACCAGAAGCCTCTGAATACATCTTCGCGAAGTCGACCTCAATCCCCTCGAGCAATGATGCTTCTTTGTGCATCGTCTTCGCGTCGCCGTAGACAAGGCTCGCGGGGGGGTGAATCATGATTCTTGATCCAGCAGAAACTGTCCGATAGCTACCGGCAAGGAAAATGGACGACCCCATAGATGCCGCAAGCGCGTCAACGTGGGTGTGAATGTTTCCATTCCTACGAATGGCGTCGGCGATACAGTTCCCGTCGAATACTGATCCGCCAGGGGTGTTTAGGCGAATCTTCGCCATCTTGCCCTCTAGAGCATCAATTTCTTTGACCGTCGATTTTGCATCGATATCTTCGCCAACCACGCCATACAGGAGCATGTCAGACATTTTCGTCCTCTGGTGGTTCGAGCGGATCGACCGCCTCGGGATTTGGGTTCTGCGGAGGCTGTGGCGCGTCCGGGTTGACCCTGGGAGGCAATCCAGCGGCCTTGCGCAACTTTGCCTCGAGCGCCTCGGCTTCCACGTTGTCGGCGACAACCTGCCGCCAGTCGGATCCCTGCGAGGCTGTGACCTGCTGGAGGGATTTCTGGTTGGTGGCGATCGCTTCGGCGTTGGCCTTGGTTTCCTTGGTAGGTTCGCCAATTTCCGACACGTCCCAAGCGAATTTCCCATCCAAAAGATCATCGCTCCACGGAATGCGACCGAGCTTCCCGTTTGCCCACAGGTAGCGGATCAAAAGCTCGATCGAGGGAAGGCAAATCGCATCCTCGAGCATCGTCTGCTTGATCGTGTAGACGCTCCTGGCCATCAATTTGATGGCGCGGGAGTTCGCGTAGTTTGGTTTTGAGTAGTTGCAGAAGGCCTCTTCAAACGGGAGGCCGGTAGATGGAGCGATGGACCGCTCTTGCGCTTCGACGTAATCGCCAACGCCGCCGTTGACCTGGGGAGGCTGGGCAATCGTTGCGGACTCTCCCAAACCGAGGACCATCATGGATCCGTCGGGGATATTACCAAACGACCGTCCTAAAAGCTCGTCTACACGGCCATCATCATCGCCAGATCCGGCCACGTTTTCAAATGCGTCAGAAATTGCCTTCGGATCCGGGGTGGAGACGACAACGAAATTTTTCGCAGCCTGCGTTGCACGCCGATTCTCCGTGAGAAGGTAAGAAGGAATTTCCTTGTACTGGTGCATCCCGGCTGCAAGGATTCCGACGCTTCGAGACTGTCGAGGGCGCCGGACGTTGTTCATCCGGAACATCCGGGCATTGATGCGTCCGCCACGATTCAGCGGGAACCAGCGATAGTCCTTACGGAGCGTGCCAGCCTCGTCAGATGCCTTGACGTAGTAGCCCAGCACGCGCCCGTATTTGTCGTACCCGACTCCCAGGCGGCACGATGCGCACTCTGGGGTAGAGTCTGTGGGCGTGTCGATGCGTCGGGCGTCAACGAGGTCAATTCGTGGCTCGGATCCGTCGCCAACATCTGGCCAGATTGCGAGCACGTCGCCACAAATCGAGGCGGCGGAAATCGCAGTGTTGAGCACATCCATCAGAGACGAGACGCCATCCCAGCCAGCGGTTTTGCGCCAGCGGGAGACGTGATATTCGATGACATCTGCGATTCCAGGAGCCATGGAGCGCCACCGGGGGCCGCGACCGACGACGTTGCGCTGGTAGGTGTCGATGACGCCATAGGCCAGCGGGTTGTTTCTGGCGAGGTCAGCAGATCGCGACCGCAGGGCGGGGAGAGATTGGGCGAGTTCGGCATCTGGTGCCGTCTCGTTGATTGCCCACCGCTGTGAGTACGCGTCCGTGCTGGCACCGTCGTAGGCATTCCCGCCGAACATTTTCGGGGCCGAAACGACCGGACGGCGCCCGTACATTTGGGATGGCTCGGATTGGCGAGCGATCCTGATCCTGTCAACCGCCGAAGTCAACGGACCGCCGCGCAAAAGAGACGACGGCCACGGCCATCGGTGGCGGCATCCTCTGCGACCACCTTGCCATTGACCCAATCGACATGCCGTTCCAATTCCAGGAGGTTGCGAAACGTCCTGGCGACACCATCAGGGCCAAGCGGCTGGACCGACTGGAGCATGACGGATCCAGACTGGACGCCAGCCACGATCGAGTCAAGTACGAGAGTCTTGTACGCTTTCCAAGTAGTAAACGCCATTTGTCAAGTAATTTACGCACTAAAGCGCTTAAGTGGACCGACTTTTTCGCTAAACCGCTTAAGTTCTGCGCGCATCCACGCGAATTGCACCCGCTGAACGAGCTCTGATGAGGCGTGAAAGCGAGGTTTCGGCCCGTTTGGGAGGGCTTTGGGCTGTGGCTGACACTGCGAGAGCCTGCGGAGTGCTTGCGGTCTCCATGGGCACCGCTTTCCTGGGCCGCATATCCAGTAGATTGGCGTGCCCAGCCGCCGCCGTGCTGTAAACGATGCAATCGCGAAGGTGGTTTTCGTGGGAGTGCGCTTTCCAGACGTAGGCAATTGTCCCGTTTCGCGATCGCGCCGCCGTTTTGCGCTCGGCCAGCAGGTGGCGGTACAAAAACGATGGCGGATTCTGTGGGAGATGGCAAACGCCACGACCACGGCCCGGACCGGCGCCTAAAGACGCCTCAACCTGGTCCTGCCAGTATGTGGTCCAGACGATCGCGAGCTCCACGTGCCCGACCGTGCGCCGGTTCTGATCCTGCCGGTCGACCTGGGACATGGACATGGGGAGCGTCCCGTCTTGACGCCCCTTGGATGGCAGCAGGCCGGGAGTCCTGGCGCAAACCCGGTAGACCTCGTGCGTCCGGTAGCCTGAGTCCATGAGGCCGCGCCGGGGCCGGGCAAGTTCGCCTCCCTGGATGATCCATTCGCGCCGGAAGGCCACAGCAGCATCATCCAAGTCGGTTGATCCCGCAAATTTCCCGCACCACAGCACGATGTTTTCCCCGTGATCTCCCCAGCCGCGACAGAGCCCCCAGACCTCTGAGCCCTGCACGTCGAATCCCCATGTGATCGCCCGAACGAACTCCGGAGCCTGGGGGGTTTCGTCGCCGCGCCACCAGTCCGGGGACGGTTGCTGGTAGCCGTCGAAACCAAGGGTCGCCAAGTGGCCCTGGTCGGTGGATGACGTTTTGATGATCTCGCGCCTCGGCTCCGCGAGCCATTCATTTCGAAATTGCTTGAGCTTTTCCGGGTCATCAACTGAGAGCAAAAATTGCGCGGCAATCTCGGACAGCGAAACGTCTGGCGAGTAGAGGACGGAGATGTGGAGGCCCATGGATCGCGTGGGGCGGTCAGGGTCAATGCAAAACGGAATCCCATCCGACACTGCCCGGCGCTTCTGCGCATCATCCCACCGGCCTCCGCATCCAGAGCATTGGTACCACGCGAGACCATCCGCCGCGATCCGGTCCGGCGTTTCACTCGAGTCTCCCGCCGCATTCCGGGGCCAATGGATGCGCGACATTTCCAAAGGCTGGTAAACGCCGCAATGGGGGCAGGGGCAATGCCATTCGTGGCGGCGCGAAGCCTCATATTCAGGCCAAATGCCCTCAGTTTCAACGGTTGGCGTCGATGTCAAAACGATTTTGCGGAGGCTCCCATAGGTGCGCGTCCTGGTTTTGGCGCGCTCAAGCGGGGATCCGGCGCTTTTGGAATACCGAATCGCCTCATCGAATTCGTCAAAAAGCACCCACCGGGCCGGGCGCCCCTTCAATGCATTAGGGGATCCGACGCCAATCACGTTCAAAGACCCGCCGCCGGGGAAGGAAACGCCGCCCAATCGGAGGGCGGATGGCTTCAATCCGCGCCCAAATGGAGACGCCTGGAAGATTGGCCGTAATCGATCCCGGACCAAATCCTCAGCGTGTTCCTCAGACGGCATCAAAAAGAGTCCGGGGCCTGGGAGCCATTCGGCACCAAAAAGGGAAATCGCAATATCGAGCGTCGTTTTCCCGCATTGGGAGGCGACACAAACGGAAATCGTTTCGACACCATCCTGCGCGAACCATCGAAGCGGGAGGCGCCAGTAGGGGCGAGAGCGGAAAGAGAGGCGCCCACCATTGCCGCGAGCAGCCACAGAGGATGGCAGGACCACGCCGCCGCCCTCCACCCATTCCACCGGGTCGGGAGCGATGCGAGGTCGCCACGCCGACCGCCACGCTGACGCCAGGGATCCGAGCGCACGGGCCATGCCGCGCATCCGCAGGTAGGACGGTTCGCCAGTCAGCGGCTCACGCTTCATCTCCGGCCAGCCTTGGCTTTCATGTTTCCGCCCCCAGGTTTTCCTTTGTGCGTTTGCTTTTTGCGCTCCACCGGACCGCGCACGCCTTCGATCTGGATTTGCTCGGGCTCGTCATCCGCCATTGATTCGATCGCGTCTACAGCGCCTAAAGCCTCCTCATGGGCGGCGTCAAGGCCTGCTGAGATCTGGATACGGCAATCGGACACGATGTCGCCAACCGCCTCCACAATGTCCTCGGAGACGCCAAGACCGCGTACCCGGTCCTGGATTGACTGGAGGCATCCGCAGACCGACCCGGCAAGCTCGGTTAAAATCCGTCTCAATGGTTCTACTGGGATCTGTTTTCCTGCCGCCTCCTCGATTGCGACCTCCCGGAGGATGGCTGTACCGCGATCGCCACGGGATTTCCAG